GCCTCACCGCAGCCTGCCGCTACGGTATCGCCTAGTTCTCGAAAAACTAGACCACCAGCATAGCAGCCATGGCAGTACGCAGCAAGACTGGCACCGCTCGCATCGAGCACCAACCCGGACCACCGAAGACCACCAGTCAAGGCATGGGTCAACACAGCAGACCACGCCGCCGCGGCAAGAAACCTCTGCGCGGACAGGGCCGCTAAGCTGGTTGCATGGTTGAAATCATCGCTGCTGTTGCTGGAGCGTCCATCAGCGTGGCTGCGATGGGTGCAGCTGGGTTCAGCCGTCGCAATGATGAAGCGCGCGATGCAGTGATTCGGCTCACAAGCGCCGTAGAGCACATTGCCACGCAGCTTGAAGTGCTGCACACTGACATCAAAGAAGACCGCAAGGAAACATTCACGCGGCTGAATACTGTTGAGCAAAGGGTATCTAAGCTAGAGGCAAGGCCACATACCTAGCCATGGACTTCCTTCAACATCCTGCCTTTTGGATCATTGTTGCCGCAGCGTCTGAGTTGATCGCGCTGTCGCCACTGAAAAGCAATGGCATCATTCAGCTTGTCTTCCAAGTGCTGAAAACCATAAAGCCACGCAAATGATCAAGCTGACCGATCTATTCAAGTACTACAAGCACGGCACACCGCATCAAATGGCGGCAGTGTCCGAGCTTGAAGCTGAGCTATTAAAGGTTGCACCGCAAGTCTTTAATAGGGATCAGCCTTGGTATAAGACTTGGCAGGCTGGCGGCAAGCTGCATAATTATGAACCAGCCATAAAGCTCATTAAAGAGTTTGAGGGCGTGCACCTCAGCGCATACCCAGACCCATTGCACGGCTGGGATGTAGCAACCATTGGCTACGGCGCCACGCGCTACCCAGATGGCCGCAAGGTGCAACGCGGCGACAAGATCACCGTAATCGACGCGCAAGAGCTACTGGAGCTTGAGGTTGAACGCATTGCCGCCAAGCTGCGTGCATCAGTGCCGCACTGGATTGACATGAGCGGCAATAAGCAATGCGCGCTGCTGTCATTTGCCTACAACCTTGGCGCCGGCTTCTATGGCTCCGCTGGTTTTGAAACCATCAGCCGGTGCCTGCGCGAACGTGACTGGGCAGCAGTGCCCGCCGCAATGGAGCTGTATCGCAATCCAGGCACACCAGTTGAGGCTGGCCTGCTCCGCCGCCGTCGCGCAGAAGGCAGGCTATGGGCTGGTGAGCAGCAGCAAGAGCCAGCCAAGCTATCACCGAGTAGCCCATTCACCGCACGCATCACGCCGCATATTCAGATTGGTGAGTTTGCATTGTTTCAAGAGGCGCGACGCTTCGATCATCAATACCAGCTCGACACTGCAGCAGAGCTTGCGGCATTCCTTGAGCGCGTACGCGTCAAGTTTGGCGGCAAGCCTGTGGTGATCACCAGCGGCTACCGTCCGCGCGCCATCAATGCAGCAGTAGGCGGCGCCAGTGGCAGCGAGCATCTATACGATGCGCCTGATGTAGGTGCTGTTGATTTCTACATTCGTGAGGTTAATATCAACCACGTGCAGGAATGGTGTGATGCAAACTGGCCATACTCATTGGGCTATGGCGCACCGAAGGGCTTTGTGCATCTTGGCTTGAGACGCGGTAGGCCACGCCTACGATGGGACTACTGATTCCATTGCGTGGATCATTGCATTGATGGTACTAACCTCGTCCCAAAACGCAGCGCAAAACATAAGTTCAGACAGCAGATATTTGAAGCATGGCAACATCAATGCGCTTACTGCGGTGAGCTGGCAGACACGTTAGATCACGTCAAACCACGCCATAAAGGCGGCGGTACGGTAACAACAAACCTAGTGCCAGCCTGTCGCCCATGCAATCGCCGTAAGGGCAGCGAGGAATGGCGCGACTGGTTTAATCGGCAGGATTGCTATCTGCTTGATCGTGAGCTTGCTGTGCTGCGCTGGATTCAAGCATCTGATGGTAGAACACCTTAGCCTGCCATTCTTGCCGGTGATCTTTACACATCCCAGCTAGGCAAACTCTCCATAGATTGCCGACTTTCTTTATCGTTGGACCCAAGTGGTGTGCCTGCCAGTGGGTTGCCTATCAGCATACGAAGGCGGTTGATGCCACGCAACTGAAGCTGGCACATATGACCGCGTGAAATGCCCAATCGCTTTTCAAGGTCATTCCATGGCACAGGGTTGCGGCTGTTGCGTGCGTAGATGATTTCACGCGTGCGGTCATCTAGATACTCTTCGCAATAGTCACGGATAACCTCAACCTGCCAGTCATATTCAACGTCATATTGCCTGTGATCTGCGATCAGATCCAAGATGCTAGATGAATCCTCTTGCGCTGGTTTATCGAGGCTCGTTACTCGATACGTTTGTTTCAATGTGTCAGATATAACTACTGGCTCCACTTCAAGCACCGCGGCAAGTTCGCTGATGGTTGCTGTGCGTCCATGCTCTTGTGCAAATTGCTGCGCGGTCCTGTTGAGTTTGGTCAGCATCTCGTGCACGCCAAGCGGCAGCCTGATGATTGGGTCGTATTGCACCAATGCGCGGCCAATCGCTTGACGAATCCACCAGTAGGCGTAGGTGCTGAACTTGTAGCCGCGCGAGTAATCAAACAACTCAACTGCACGCGCTAGGCCGATGTTGCCTTCTTGAATCAAATCCATCATGTCAAGCGTCTGCGTATTGCGCTTGCTGTATTTGCGTGCAACATGCACAACAAGCTGCAGGTTGGATTGCATAAACCGCTGACGTGCACGCTCGCCACTGCGAAGCTCACGCCGCTCTTGCGTGGTTAAGGTTCTATCAAGATCCTTAAGTTCTTTCCATCTTGCAACGCGTCTGCCAAGTTGTATCTCTTGTTGCGGCGTTAGCAGTGGATAACGCGCGATATTGTTCAGGTAGTCTCCAATGGCGTCAGACATGATGAATCCGTTAGTACATACAATGGAAGCACAATTTCACGGAGCTGCCAATGCCGCGCAGTTGCGTGCGTTACATGCTGCAGCGGATTGGGCTGGGCTGTTGGAGTATGCACTGCTGCTGGCAGAGCAAGAAGCTAGCCAGCGGTCGCAAATCCACTGGCTAGTGCAAGAGGCTGCAGCAGCGCCACCGGCTAGTGTGGAGCAATGGCACCTAGACCTAGCAGAGGAACTGCTTAGAGGCCGTCGTCGTGAGGTCTGAGTTGTAGTGGCCGGTGATGCTATAGCTGGTCACAGGCTGCTGGCTCATGCGGAAGAACACCATCTGACCGATCTTCAAGCCAGGCCACAACGGCAATGGCAAGAGCTGGCGGCTGTTCTTCAGCTCCAATGTGAGCACGCTGCCGTTCCAACCTGGATCGGCATAACCAGCGTGCAGGTTCTCATAGCCTTCACGTGCGCGACTTGATTTGAGGAAGAACAATCCAGCAATGTTCTCCGGCATGTTGAACAGCTCGATGGTCTGCGCAAGGATGAACTGTCCAGGCTTCAGCTCGTAAGGATTGTCTGCCGTGCGATCCGCAATGCTAAGCGGTCGCATGTCTAGGCTTTCAACCGATTCAATCATGATCGTGTCACCAAGCCGTAGGTCAAGGCTGGCGGGATTGATCAATGCCTCGTCATAGTTAGGCACCATGCCATCGGTGCACAGCGCTTTAATCTCGTAGTCGCAGAGGATGGTCATTGGATGGGTGGTTGGTAGAACTCAAATCACGGTGCGAGTCTGGTGCTGCGGGTCCGATTCATCAAGCTCACCGCTGAACACCTCTGGCCCGAAGCCGGTGGCGAGCAGCTCCTCTCTTGTTGAAGGCTGAGCGCCTTTGCGCTGCGCATCGGCTGCTTCAAGTGAGGCAATCCAGCTGTCGAATGCTTCACGGCTGGGCGTCTTGAGCGGAAGGTTCAGCCACTTACGCAGCGCCTTGGCATCACGGAATACCATCGAGCAGTTACTGGAACGGGCAATAAAAAGTCGCCCGTTCCAATCTCTGTATGTCTCGATCGATTGATAGGGGCTTAAGTGCAGGCGTTCACGCTTGCTCATGGTGCAGCAGCAAACGACGCATGTACCAATCAGCTTTGCCGTAATCTTGGTCAGCATTGCCCTTGTGCTCAGCGCGCCATAGGTATTTGATGACGTTGCCTTTGCAGTAAGCGCGGAAGCCATCATCACCAAGCGCTGCCTTGATGGCATGGATGCACTCGATGTCACCGTGCTTGTAGTGCGGTGGATGGTTGACTAGATCACTCATCACCTAATGCCTCAGCCATGTCGCGCTTAATCAGCTCAGCAATGCGCTGCTGGTACAGACCGGTGTAGGTGCTGCAGGTGCGGCCACTTTGCTCATACAGCCACTGCAGATAATCGTCGCGGCGCTGCTCAGTTTTGTGGTTGATCATCTTGCATCAGCTCCAAGAGTTCAAGGATATGCGCGGCAAATGCCACGTGAGTCATCACTGCATGGGTGCCGGGCGGGCGCCCATAGGACGCCTCCCACCACTCCTTGAATACAGCATCAAGGGCGGCTTGATTCATCAGAACACAGGTTCCTCGCTAGTGGTGCTAGTGCGTGGCATGAACTCAAACCGCTGGATGCTGAGCACATGCTTGCTGCGCTTAGCGCCAGTCTCCTTGTCGTTCCATTCCTGGCGGCGCACGGCACCCGTCACGAGGATGCTGTCGCCTTTGCCGAGCTTGTCAACAATCAGCTCAGCCGACTTACCCCATACCTCGCAGTCGATGGCGTTATTGATCCAGTTGCCATCTTTGTCTTTGCCTTCCTGGATGCCACCAGCGAAGTTAGTAACCATGGTGCCGGATTCAAAGGCACGCAGTTGCGGATCCGAGATGATGCGCACGATGCCGGTTGCGTAGAGACTCATTTCAATTCAGTGGTGTGATGCCATTGGCTTCCTCAAAAGCCAAGACCTGAGCAAGGGGATAACGCACGCGTGGCGTGCCGGCTGGCAGACCAATACGTGGTGCAGTGACATAGGCAGGACCAATGCCACGCGCACGTTGGTTTTTGATGGCTGCTGGCTTCAGCCCCCAACGTGCAGCCAGTTCATCAGTAGTGAGATACGGTTCAGTCATCGGCAAAAGGATCCTCATCAGCAGGTGCTAGCTCAGCCTCTTTGGCTAGAGCAAGCTCCATAAGCTGCTGGTTTTGCTCATCGCTCAGGTCAGGCTTGCGCTTCTCCATGCGTGCTACGACCTCTTGCAGCTTGTCCAGCGTGTCAGCCTTGGCGATCGCAGCCTTACCGGCTTGGAACAGCTTGGCATCGCCCGCGGGCAGTGCAGGTGCAGGTGCAGCAGTGGTCACCGTTACCGGTTCCACAGTGGTATCAGCTTGCTGCATCTCATCAGTGCTGTACACGCCGCTGAGGTCAGCAGGAAACGCCTTGCGCAGTGCCAACGCTTCGCTGCATTTGGCGATCATCGCGGCGCCCATCTTGGACCACAAGCCTTGACCGGCGTTGTAGTCAGCAAACCGCGCGACACCGATAAACGGATGCTGGCTGCCCTTGCGGTGGATGATGGTCTTGGCTGCAGCAGGTGGCTTGCTGCCAAGCCATACGTCAGTCCACTGGCCATCATCACCACACCAGTAGGTTTCCGAGCCATCAAGCTGGCCGGTGCGCTCGGCAATAGCACGCAAGCCGTCAATGCCGGCTTGGATGGTCATCTTGCCGCCACGCTTGATCGCGTAGATCTGCTTGCTGAACGGGTCAAGCCCTGTGCGCTGGCAGGCATAGGCAAAGAGCCGCAGCTCGTCATTGCTGCAACCAGGCGCAATGGTGGTTGAAATGAGCTGCGTTTGCTCTGGGGTCCAGAGGGTGATACTAGAAGTCATCAGAGGTGATAGTTGGGTTGGCAGTTAATGCCCATGAAGGCAGGCTGAGCGTTTGGCAGTCATCGCCATAGCCAGGCCATTCCTTGGTGGCTTGGCAGTCGGCAATCACTCGCATGTCGCGTTGCCGTAGCTCACCGCCAGCAGCCATGGCCGCGGCGTCAAGCTCGTAAACCGCAACCGCATACGGCGCAGTCTTCTCAACAGCAATGAACACAAACCGCTCAGCGCCATGCAAGCCGGCTAGGTAGTGGCTCGCTTGCACATGGTAGCGGAAGGTGGCCACGCTACGGGCAAAGCCGGCAGGGCTGGCATCCGTGGTGGTCTTGAGGTCAACCACCGTCGTGCCGTCGTACCAGTCAGGGCGGCACTTGCACCGCAGCCCAGTAGCGGAGTCATCCCACCAGAAGGACTGCTCAGCTTGGCCATTGCGCAGCAGCTCTGCAGCAGCTTGGTGGCTATGGACAGCGTCGGCCATTGCTAGCGCCAGCTCCATATCGCTGCCGGTGACGGCTTCAATGCCAGCGGCTGCCATGCGCTCCGCTTGCTCCTTGCCTGCCTTGGTATTGCGTGGCGCGCAGACGCCATAGCGCTTGCCAAGCTCCTCCGGTTCCAGCACTGCGCAATGCACCAGCGAGCCAAGCCGCATAGCAGCAGTCGGCTCGGGTGCGCTGCGCTTGGGGTCGAGGTAGCGGCTCCAGTAGTGGTAGGGCGACTTGGCCACTGCGTGCAGGTGCGAAACGCTGACGGCGGGGTCAGCGTGGTACTGCTCATTGGATAGCGTCATTGGCGCGCCTCCCATTCGCCGCACCAGTCGGCGTCATCAGTGCCTGGCCAGTATGCGATGTGCTCTGTGTCGTCTATGTCGGCGTGAATCATTACAGATTGCGGTGCATTGCGGCGGCATTCGCCGCCGGGCTTTGCCCATTTCTTCCAGTAGCAGCAGGTAGAGCAAGACCTGCCAATGCTGGCTTGCTTTTGCTTTGCGGCTCCTTTGTGAGTTTTACGCCATGGCAGTCCCTCGCTCCAGCAGCTCACAGATACGGCCGTGCCTTTGCTGTAAGGATCAGCAGGATCAACGGGTATTTGAATCCTGCCATCGCTATCAAGGTCTTCAGTCCCAGGGCTGCGATCAGTGATCCAAGTTTTGCTGGTCATACCGCTGCTCCACTGCGCAGCTGCCGGTGCATCCGGCTGGCGGTGCCGTAAGTAGCGACCAGCTCGGGAAACGCATCCAGTAGGCGGCGCTTGTTGCCGGGGTCAGCCTTGAGTCCAGCAGCGGCTAGGGCTTGGAAGAAACCACCGCCGTGCTGATAGGCGGTGGCAAATGTCCAGTAGATGTCGGATTCAGTCATGGCTTCAGTTGCTGTTGGCAGGCGTGATGGCTGTGTGCTGGCTGCTGGCGGCCGGTGTCATAGGCCATTGCCCAGACGCCGAAGATGATCGCCAGCACGGCAAAACGGTTCAGATTGTTCATGCCATCAGCGCCTTACGGACGCGATAGGTGGACAGGTTGAGGCGGCCGGCAATGCGCTTCTGGCTCAGGCCAGTGCGGCGCAGTACGCGGATGCGGCGGTCGTCGGAGGCAGTGATCCAGTCGATCACGGCGACTACTACCAGCAGTGGTAGTAGCAGTTTCCAGATGATCAGCAGTGTGGTTGCAATCATGGTTGGGGTCGCAATGGATGGTTGCCGGATTGGGTGCGGCTCCGGCGGGCCGCGTAGGGGTTAGGCGGCAGTCAAGCCGTCAGCCAAGCGAGCTGCGTAAGTCTCGCGGGCATGGCGAACACTCATGAAGTGATCAGCAACGCAAACCCAGCCGGTGCTTGCATACCAGCGGCTGTGGCGCACGTTGACGCGCTTGCCGTTGTCAATAACCGTGAAATCCCAGCGAACGGGATAGCCGTATTGGTTGGTGGTGAGTGAGTGAGTCATGTCTCTCGGGTTGGGGTGGAAGCTCTCGCCTCCTGTCCCCGTATCCTACACCATGCGCAACCATGGTCAACCCAGCTCAGTAACGGATCGACACAGTGGCGATGCCATCAAGCGGTACGCCGAGGCGATGCGCAGCGCCGGCGCTTAGATCCAGTGAGCCGCAGTCGCAGCGGTCAGTCACTGGCACCGTCAGCGTGCGACCGCGATGGTGCACCGTGACGCGTGTGCCGCATGGCAGCCACGGATGCGCTGCGCTGATGCCCCAGTGCTGGTAGGTGCCGCCGCACGCAGTTTGGCGACCGTGATACCAGCCGTCGTAAACAGTTGCCGTTACCTGCCGGGCTTGCGCTGGTGACAGCAGCAGCAGTGCTGCAGTGATCAATGCACGCATGATGCTTGGTTTGATTTGGGTGCCGGGCCAACCGGCGGTGCAGCCTTACTCAGGGCGTGTTGGGCTCGTGGTGTCGCGTCGTGTGCCCGGTTCCGCGGCGGTTGAGTTTTGCGAGTGGACCGCTCCCCTCGTGAATCCACTATACATCATGTGCAACCATGGTCAACCGCTCGGCATCCTCGACGCTGCGCGCCACGCCTGCAATGCCACCAGCCGACTGGACGGCATCTAGCCACTGCTGCTGCTCAGGGCGCAGCTTGCCGGTTGCGGTCTTTACCTCGATGCTGGCGAACACCGCCACTTGCTGGCCAACCATCTCCGGCGTGATGGTGATCGTGCGCCAGCCGATCAGGTCAGCGCTGCCTTTGCACAGCCCAAACTGCACCGGTCTGCCGTGCTGGTCACGCAGCGTGCCGGTGTTGTTGCGGAACAGCCGCACTGGGCCGCGACTGCAAGCAAGCCTGATGTGTTGCTGGATAGATTGCTCAGATGGCATTGGCAGCCTGTGTTTGATGTTTTTCCCAAGGTTGAAGAACCACTTTTCTAATGTTGTGAGGCTGCTTTAACCTGCACCCCGATACGGTCGGATTGGTAAATACATCGCCGGTACGGCCTCCGCCGCTTGCAATGTAATGCGGTTTGCCCAATTCGTAGTTCCACTTATCAGCCCAGCATATGCCTACTTTGGCATTGCAAGTTTTGTAAAATACCCATCCGCGTTTCCATGCAGATCCTGGCGATGCGGAATCTCTTACCTCTATTGGATCACCCGGTTGATACAGGGCATGTTCTTGCTCGATCAAATTATCTACATTCTGCGCCTCATACCAAGCCTCAACTACTGCCGCTATGGCATCGGGCAGCATCATGCCTTCAAGGTCAATGCAAAACTTGCTCACTTGACTTTGCTCCACTGCCCCTTGGTCTGGCGTGCGGCCAGCACATGCTTAGCCCATGCCACGGGGTTTTTGTAGCCACGCTGCTGACCCAGTGCAATCAACTGCTGCAGCGTCTGAGCGCCGCCTTGCTCGCGTCGCTTGGCGCGTGCCGCCATCTCCACCAGCTCGCCATCCACCTGTTGCAACTCCCGCCGCTCTTGCGGTGCAAACACATGACCGCATTCGCGGCAGGTCTGCACTGCACTGGCGCTGGTGGCGAAGCACTGCGGGCACACCTTGACTGATGGCGCCTTCTCGCGGTCGCGTTTGCGCAGCCCATCAAGCGTCCAGTCGCGCGGTTCAAGGTGGTGGCCAAGCCGCAGGGTGTTGCCCACATGATCCAACACCACGGCGTGCTTACCAGGCTGCGGGCGCAGGCATCTGCCAATCATCTGCAGGTGCAGCGCCACGCTCGCGGTAGGTCGCAGCAAGATGCAGCCACCAACACTTGGTACATCCACGCCTTCGCCGATCAATGCGCAACTGGTGAGCACTTTCAGCCTGCCAGCGCCGAGGTCGCTCAGTAGCTGGCGCCTGGTGGCGGTGTCCATGCTGCCGTCAATACTGGCCGCGGCAATGCCATTGCGCTGGAACAGGTCAGCCACAGCCTCCGCGTGCGCCACGCTGCAGCAGAACGCAATCGCCGTTTGCCCTGGCAGGTGTTTGCGGTAGTGACCAAGGCAGTCGCCCATGATCGTGCCAACGCGCTGCTCAGCCTCGCGCGGATCGAAATCACCCATCCGCTTGCGCAGGCCAGTTGAGTCGAATCCAGGCGGTGCCAATACCTTGGCAGCAGCAAGGAATCCGGCATCTGTGAGCTGCTGCGCCGTTGGGCCTTGCACCATTGCCTGATAGTGCTCGCCTAGGCCGCGACCGTCTGAGCGGATCGGTGTTGCCGTCACACCCAGCAGCTTGGCAGTTGCAAAGTGCTCGATCACCTTGGCCCATGTGCCGGCCGTGGTGTGGTGCGCTTCATCGACCACGAGAAGCTGGAAGAAATCACGCGGCAGCAGGTGCAACCGTCGGGCCAAGGTCTGCACGCTGGCAACCTGCACCGCATGGCTCAGGTCCATGCTGCGGCCTGCACGGATGCAGCCATGGGTAACGCCCATACCGCTGAGGCTGCGGCTGGCTTGGTCCAGCAGTTCCTGCCGGTGCACAAGGATGCACGTGCGGTTGCCTTTGCGGGCAGCGGATTGGGCGATGTGGCTGAAGCACACGGTCTTGCCAGCGCCGGTGCTAAGCACCGCCAGGACGCTGCGGCGCCCTAGCTGGTACTGGAGGCGGATGTCGGTGATCAGCTGTTGCTGGTAGGGGCGGAGGTTGATCGTCATCGCAACAACGTCCAATGCACGCGATAGCTGCCGCCGCCTGCGGTAACATCCACCAGGCCTACGGCCTGCAGGCTGGTGATGCGCCGGCTGACGGCCGATTGCGTCACCTGCCAGCGCTCGATCAACGCCTGTGTTGACACCATGCCTTCAGGGCCAGCCATCGACAGCTCAAGCAGGTCAAGCACCTTCTGGTCACCATGCAGCTGCCGCAGTTGCAGCAACTTGCGAATGGATAGGGTCCAAGTCATCGGTCTGCCACCACGTGCAGGCTTTCGGCGGCCCTGGTGATGCCAACGTAAGCAAGTTGATTCTGCTGTGCGGTAGGCGCCGAACCCCAGCCATCAATGCTCCAGTGCAGGAACACATGCCGAAACGTGCTGCCTTGGGACTTATGGATCGTCAGGGCGCTGGCGGGCTGAAGCTTGCCGACGCAATCTTTGCGACGAAAATACAAGCTCCATAGCTCAGATCGTTCTTTGCCTACGGAAGCCGCTGCCTCATTGGCGATGTTCTTTAATGATTCTTTCCAGCGCTGTTCATGCTCCTTGGCGATGACGCGAAACGTCTTCGCCATATAGAAATCTCCAGTGACCGTGAGCTCCCAGGTATCCCACGGCTCATCAGTCGGCAGGTCGCCAGCATCCGTAAACTGGTACTGGCCGCGCTTGGCCTCTTCGATCAGCACATCGACCGTGCTGTTTAGGAGCAAACCTGTTCCCAGCGGATCCGGAATGGCATCCACGGTCACGCAGGTCATGCCTTCGACAAACTGCGGCGCGTTCATCCCATAACGACGCCGATGAATGCGCAAGTTCATCTCATCTACTGCTTTGTTGGTGTAGGCCAGTGCCCGGCAGAAATCGGGATTGCTCATAGCTTCCTCTGACGCCGCCATCTCCAGCAGGGCAGCGCCCCACTGCTCTCGGCTGCGGTGGCCGACCACTAGAGAGCCTCCGCCTTCGGCTGTCGCGAATCGAGCTCTGCCGACCGGCATTAGCCTGGTGGCGGTGGCTAAATTCAAAATCGCGCCATCATGCCGCAGCACCTCGGTCAATCGATAGAGAGAACTGCCCTCGGTAAATGCCCTGCAGGCTTGATCTTCGCCGACTGGCAGTAATTGGCGATCATCGCCAACAAAAACCACTGGGCGACTTTGCAGCTCTTGCAATAACAAGTCGTAAAGCTCGCTGCTGAGCATTGATGTTTCATCAACAATAACAATGTCAATTTGACGCAATTTAATCATTTCTTTTTCCTCGTCATCCCATTCATCTTTTTTGTTGAGCATGTTTTTGCCGCTTGGATCTGGCCTAAACATTTCCTTGCCAGTGTCGCGGTCGCGAACCTGCTTCAGCCCTAGCAAGCGGGCTACTGTGACAGCTTCAAATCCGTGGGCGCCGCAGTTGTCCAAGGCGCGTTCAACCTGCGACCGCGCCTTGTGCGTTGGCGTGGCGACTACCACCCGTTTACCCAAGTCAGCCAGTCGCGATACCAAGGCTGCCGTCGTGACCGTTTTACCAGTGCCGGCATAGCCGCAAAGCACAGGAGTTGCATTGGGCTTCCTGATGTCTTCAAGAATCCCCTCGATCGCCGCCTGCTGATCGGATGTAAGCCGCAGGATTGCTGGCCTGGTAGCCGCTGCGGGCAGCTGAGTCTGCTCAGCCTCTAGTGATTGCGCCGTCAGCAAGTTGTAGAGCTGTGACGGGATCCCATCTTCTAGCCAGTCCCTGACTGCCAGAATCTGAGCCGCGATGGCATCGCGAGGCGTACCTGGAGCATTCAGGCCGGCATACTGCATTGCCATCCAAAGTGGTTTTTGCTTTTGATTCATGAGCGCGAATGCCTCCACTGGCTTGCAAACGCTAGCACCGACCGCTAGCCTGTGCAAGCTAACCGCTAAAAATCATGGAGCTTGCCCACCCGCTATCGGTCCAGTTCACCGTTGAGCAGCTTGCCTGGCTGGACAGTCGCTGCGCTGCTGGCCTTTCCCGTTCAGCTGCGTTGAGGCTTGTGGTTGACGAGGCCATGCGTTTCCACCGTGATGGCATCCTGCCGGAATCCAAGCGATGAGCATCCTCGACGCAGCACGCGGCAGGTGGCCTGACCTGCTGGCGCATTTTTGTGGCTTGACGCCAGACCAGTTATCCGACAAGCACCAGCCCTGCCCGCTATGCGGCGGCAAGGATCGCTACCGCTTTGATGATCAGGACGGCTCCGGCTCTTGGTACTGCAACAAATGCGGCGGCAAGGATCAAACAGGTGGTGGCGGCACCGGCATGGATCTATTCATGCGTCATCAGCGATTGAGCTATATCGAAGCGTGCCAGCGCATCGAACAGCATCTAGGCGTTGCCAAGCCGATACCAAATCCGCCATTGCCGCACGGCAAGCAGTTCTGGCAATACAGCAGCACGTTTTACGTTGTCCGCAAAGACAAGCCAGATGGTGGTAAAGACATCCTGCCTTTGTGGTGGGATGGCTCCGCATGGAAGTGGAAAGCGCCGCCGGCGCCACGTCCGCTGTATGGCAAGCGCCAGTTAGCGCTTAAGCCCAATGCACCGGTACTGGTGGTTGAAGGCGAAAAAACCGCTGATGCAGCAGCACTTCTCTATCCATCAGCCGTGGTTGTCACATGGCCCAGCGGCTGCAAAGCCATCGACAAAGCCGATTGGTCACCGTTGGCCGGCAAGCGTTGCGTTCTATGGCCTGACGCCGATGCCGTAGGCCGTGAAGCCATGGCAAAACTGGCGATCCGGCTTTTGAAGGCTGGCGCCGATCAAGTACGCGTCGTCCATCCGCCAGCAGACGTGCCAGAAGGGTGGGATCTGGCTGATGCCGACTGGAGCGCGGCTGCGGCCGCTGCATATCTCAAGCACAACCGCTCCGCACCGATTGAATTGCCGGAACTGGCACCAGAGCCTGAACCGGAGCCAGTCATTGAGCCGGATCCACTGCCGAATGGCAATGACTACTTCACGTGCCTTGGTTTTGACCATGACGCCTTCTATTACCAGCCACACAGCACTGGGCAGGTAACCAGGCTGTCGCGCTCAGCGCATACCGGCACCAATCTCTGCGCCATTGCGCCGCTCGCTTATTGGGAGTCGCTTTACCCATCCAAGACCGGTGCTAACTGGACTGCAGCGGCCAGCAGCCTGTTTGAACGTCAAGCTGCTGCTGGCATCTACTCACCAGATCGCATCCGTGGCCGTGGCGCATGGTGGGATCAGAAGCAATCCGTATTGCACCTAGGTGATCGGCTTGTATTGACTAATCAAGAGGTGCCCATATCCTCCGGCATTACAGGCAGCCGATACCTGTACCAGCGGCTTGGCAGCTTGCGCGGTCCCGGCAAGGCAGTGCCACTTTCCGATCAAGATGCGTATCTGCTGCTGGAGCTGGCGGGGCGGTTCAAATGGGAGGTGCCAGCGTCTGGGCTGCTTATTGCTGGATGGGCAGCGCTTGCGCCGATCTGCGGTGCTCTTGACTGGCGGCCGCATATCTGGCTCACAGCAGGCGCCGGATCCGGCAAATCCGCCATCCTTGATCGCTACATCGCCCCGTTGCTCGGCGACCTTGCCCTTCACGTGGCCGGCAACACCAGTGAAGCTGGCCTACGGCAGACCCTACGGGCCGATGCATTGCCGGTGGTGTTTGACGAGGCGGAGTCCAACGAGCGCCCAGATCAGCAGCGGATGCAAGCCGTGCTGTCACTAGCACGTGTGGCCAGTAGTGAGTCACGAGCGCAAACCATTAAGGGCAGCGCCGAAGGCGATGCACAGCGCTACACCATCCGATCAATGTTTCTGATGAGCAGCATTGCTACTGCGCTGAAACAAGGCGCCGATAAATCACGATTTGCGCAGCTTACCTTGCGCAATCCAAATGAGTTCGCCAAGCAAGCAAGGTTGGATCACTGGGAAGCGCTAGACCGTGATCTTGACCGCTACGTGACTGATCAAGTCGGGCAACGATTGCAGGCGCGAACCATATCCCTGATTCCTGTTATTCGCCAGTCGGTTAGGGTCTTTACCCGTGCGGCGGCAGAGGCTTTCGATAGCCAGCGGCTCGGTGATCAATACGGCACCTTGCTAGCTGGAGCATGGTCTTTGCAGTCGCGCGAGGTGCCGACACGCGATCAAGCGTTCGCCTTGATTGATCAAAACGAATGGGAATCTTACTCTCAAACCACAGAGGTGCCGGACGAAAAACGATGCCTGCAGCGTATCTTGCAGCAGCAAATCCGCGTGGAAGCGGATAAGGTGGTCACTAGGACTATTGGCGAGCTGGTAGATATTGCGACGCATCATGCCGCTGATGCAGATATTACATCCACCATTGCGCAAGCGGTTTTAGGTAGAAATGGAATCAAGGCAGATGATGGCCACGTGTTTATCTCCAACACCGCTGAAGCCATCGCCACCATGCTCCGCGACACCGCATGGGCTAACTGCTGGTCCACCGTGCTGGCCCGATTGCCTGGCGCAGCCAAAGCCGGCACCGTTTACTTCCGCGGCACTGGCTTGAGCGGTCGAGCGGTCAAAATCCCGATCCAAAGCGCCTAACCGTAAGAAGGCGTAAGACCCGCCAGCCCAGTGGTGACGCGGGTTCTGACGTTTCTGACGTTTCTGACGGTTTCTGGAAACATATCCCCTATAAGAGAGGCAAAGAGCAAGGTTGCACAGGTACGAGGCTTCTCTCTATACGTATATACCTTTTTTACCGTTAGAAACGTAAGAAGGGGGGCAAACCCCTTGCGGCAACTGGGTTTTGGAGTCTTACGCTCACCGTAAGAGACCGTCAGAACCGTCAGAAACCGCGCCACGGCTACGATTCGCCACCAGCCACCAAATCCAAATGCCCGAAATCAAGATCAATGTCACCGCTGACGACCTGGCGCGGTTGAACACGGAAGCAGCAGCGCATGGCATCCCCCGTGCGCACCTGATCCGGCAGCGTGCGCTTGGTGGTGGTGGTGTTGCAGGATTGACCACGGCGGCTTACCATGCACTGGTGGCGGACGCCTGCGCATTCATGCGCGGTGACCTCAGCCGCCGCCATGTTGAAACTCTCGTCGCATATGTCATCGCTCATTCACATCCCAGCCAAACAACAGCCAGTGATCAACCGGCTGCATGACGCCATGACCCAAGCCGTCGCGTACGCTGCAGCCATCGCCGATAACGCCGCCGATGACGGCGTGCCGTTACCCATGGATCTCGTGGATAGCTTCGCCGCTGATTACAAACGCATCATCGACAGCCTCGTTATCGCAGCCACCGTCAAATGAAAGCCATCACCTGCCAAGCTGATCTCGACCACGCATTGCGCACCATTGCGCCTGCTGTTGGTGTGCGCAGCTCGCACCCGATCCTTGACTGCTGCCTGATCCAAGCCACTGGCGGCACGATGACCGTGACCGGCTTCAACCTCGATCTCGGCATCACCGTCACCATCCCAGCCGCAGTGGAGACCGATGGCGCGGTAGCGCTGCCGTATCGGCTGCTGGCTGGCCTTGTGAGCCGCTTTGAGGGCGATGAGGCGCTGACGCTCGCAGATGGCGCTCTGACCGCTTCCGCGGGCTCCTACGGGCTTGCAGCGCAGGATGCTGCGGATTACCCCTCGCTGCCCGTTGTGGACGCCACCAGCAGCGAACTGCACCTATCTGCCGGTATCCGTGCCTGCATGGCCTGCGCCAGCACCGATGCCGCTAAGCAGCTTCTTTTGCAAGGCATTCACCTCGGCAGTGGTCACATGGAAGCCACAGATGGCCATCGCCTCATGCGGTATGCCATTGATCTGCCGGCTGACCTGAACGTGGTACTACCAGCCAGTACCATGCGCCTACTGCAGGATCGTGTCGCCACCATCGCTGTCGCCAAAGGTCAAGCTGTGATCGACGCCGGTGATGGCATCACCATCTACAGCCGCATCTTGGATGGCTCCTACCCAGACGTGGCCAAGCTTGTGCCTGATGCCTTCAAGCACACGCTCACCGTCAACCGGCATCGCCTCACACGCGCGCTTGAGCGTGTCGCCATCATTGCCGATGCGCATAACTCCATCGTCAAGCTCACCGCTGCTGATGGCTACATGGTCATCACCGCTGAAGCTGATGCCAACAACGGCAAGGAGCAGCTAGGTATCGACGGTGACGCCCACGGCATCTGGGCATTCAACGTGCACTACCTGCTGGATGGCATCAAGGCATTCAAGCCCGCTGAAGCCATCACGCTGCACGCCAATACAGCAACCACACCCGTGGTGCTGACACCAAGCGGCGTGGATGGTGTAACGTATCTTGTAATGCCTGTGCAAATTAAGGGCTAATCGGGTGGCGAAAAAAAGCACCAAAGACGAGATCCAGAACCGCGTCAACGTGGTTTATGACCTCATCTTGCGTGCTTACAGTCACCATCAAATCGTTCAACACGGTTCCGAGTTGTGGGGAGTTAGCGAGCGTCAAGTCCGTGATTACATGGCGGAAGCGCGCAAGCTGATTGCCCTCGATTCGGAACTTGAGCGTCCGCAATGGCTGCAAGCAGCGCTAGCCAGGCTGCAGGACTACGAACGCGAAGCACGCGGCAAAGGCAATCTCAGCATCGCCATCAAAGCGCTTGAAGACCAAGCCAAGCTGTTGCGGTTTGACATGTCATGAGTCTGCTCGCCGGCATCTGCGAACCCGGCAGCTTGCTTGGGTTTATGGACGTTGCCACGCAGCAGGACACCGGCGACCTGCTGCAACGTATCCGCGCTGACTTGCACCCTGGCCAGCTTGCTTTTGTGAATGATGTCACCACGGAGATCATCGGCATCTCGGCTGGTTATGGCGCTGGTAAGACGCGTGCGCTATGCGCAAAGGCGGTGATGCTGGCCGCGGCCAATCAAGGCTTCATCGGTGCAGTGATGGAGCCGACAGGACCATTGATCCGTGACATCTGGCAGAACGACTTTGAGCAGTTCCTTGAGCACTACGAGATCCCGTACACCTTTCGCGCAAGCCCGCTGCCGGAATACATGCTGCACCTGCCGGGTGGTGATACCAAGATTCTGTGCCGCAGCTTCGAGAACTGGAGCCGCATCATCGGCTTGAACCTGGCATGGGTATTGGCGGATGAGATCGACACCGTAACGCCATCCATTGCCAACAAGGCATTCCCAAAGATCCTTGGCCGCTTGCGTGCCGGTAATGTCCGCCAATTTGGTGCAGCCAGCACACCCGAAGGCTTCCGATGGATGTGGAACACCTTTGGCAGTGAGGAAGCGCAAGATCGCGCCGATCGCAAGCTCATCAAGATGCGGTCAGTGGATAATCCACACCTGCCGCCGGACTTCATCGAGCGGTTGCAGGCCAACTACGACCCCAACCTGCTGCGCGCCTACCTCGACGGCGAGTTCGTCAACCTCACCACCGGCACCGTTTACGACAGGTTTGATCGCGCCAAGCATGTGGTTAGTGACATGCCGTACCTCGATCGTGAACCGCTGCGTATCGGCGTTGACTTCAACGTTGGCAACATGTCCGCCATCATCGGCATCCGGATGGGCGACAAGCTGCTAGTGATTGATGAGATCAGCGGCGCGCATGACACCGACGCATTGGCGCAAGAGATCCAGGCGCGTTACCCGCATCGTCGTATCTACGTCTATCCAGACGCCAGCGGCGGCAACCGCAGTACCAATGCAAGCCAGACCGACATCCAGATCCTTGAGTCCTATGGCATGTCGAACCAGTCACCACGTGCCAATCCTCCCGTCCGCGATCGCGTGGCTGCTGTTCAAGCTTTGCTGGAGAACGGCAAGGGTCAAGTCAGGCTGACCATCCACCAGCAATGCAAGCGGCTGATCGAATGCCTTGAGTTGCAGTGCTACACCGACAAGGGCGAACCTGACAAAGACGCCGGCCACGATCACATGAATGATGCGTTGGGCTATCTGGTGTGGCGCGAGTTTAACCCACTACACGCTGGTGCCGGCCGCAGCACTGGAATCAGACTATATTGATTGCGCTTTGCATTTGCTCTACCCATGCTGAAAGGCGCTGAACTACTGGCCAAGGTCAAGGAACTGGGCAATGCGCCTAAGTCCGAATTGGTGCGCGCTTGCGGCTACGTGATCAAGGATCGAGTGGCATTCACGCAGTTCTATGAAGCGCTGCTGGAAGCCAAAGGCGTTGACCTAGGCAGCAAGACTGCCAAGCGTGGCCGCGGCTTGACCTACAAGGCTAAGGTGCAATTCAACGGCAAGCTGCAGATCGGTGATGGCTACCTGCGTGAAATGGGCTACGAACCTGGCGCTGAGTTTGACATCAAGCTTGGCCGCAATAGCATCACGCTGACTGCGGCTTAAACTGTTACCGATTAGGCGCGCTGCAATGTACACCGGCTTTAACGCATACGATCGGCCAACGGCGCAGCGCACCGTTTCTAAAGTCAGCGATCCCAATACGGCGTGGTATGCGATGGAACCACACTGGGGATTGATTGAAGACCTACTGCAAGGCACTTACGGGATGCGAAAGAAGCATCGCCGGTATCTGCCGCAAGAGCCGAGGGAGCTTGATGAGTCCTATGACAACCGTCTAGCGCGATCAGTCTGCCCGCCGTATTACATGCGGCTTGAGCGGATGCTGGCTGGCATGTTGACCCGCAAGCCTGTGCGGCTGGATGACACGGCAGACGTCATCCGTGAGCAGTTGTTTGATGTTGATTTGCAAGGCAATGACCTTAATGTCTGGACCTATGAGACCACCCGCAAGATGGTGCGTTATGGCCACGTTGGTGTACTGGTGGATGCACCTGCTGCTGGGGGTAGACCCTACTGGGTGACCTACACACCACGGCAGATCCTTGGCTGGCGCACTGAGCAGCAAGAAGGGCAGCAGGTGTTGACCCAACTGCGGCTAGCTGAGATGGTCACAGTGCCCGATGGCGACTTCGGCGAAAAAGCAGTTGAGCAGATCCGTGTGTTGATGCCTGGTGAATACCAGCTCCATCAACGCAATGATGACGGTGAATACAAGATCGTGGATGAAGGCCGCACAAGCCTCAGCAAGATTCCATTCAGTGTTGCCTATGCGCAGCGGCATGGCTTTATGGAATCACGTCCGCCGTTGGAGGATATTGCCGAGCTGAACCTGAAGGCATACCAAGTGCAATCTGACCTCGATAACCAGTTGCACATATCTGCAGTGCCGATGCTTGCCTTCTATGGCTTCCCGACATCTGCGGAGGAAGTAAGCGCTGGACCTGGCGAGGCGATTGCATTTCCCGCTGATGGCAGGGCTGAATACATCGAACCTGAAGGCCGCAGCTTTGATTATCAGTTCCGCAGGCTTGAGCAGCTTGCATTGCAAATCAATGAGTTAGGGCTATCAGCAGTGCTTGGCCAGAAGCTATCAGCAGAAACTGCCGAGGCAAAACGCATTGATCGCAGCCAAGGCGACAGCACGATGATGGTGATCGCTCAGAATGTGCAGGACATGATCGACAACTGCCTGCAGTTTCATGCTGATTACATCGGCAACAACACCGCACCGGGCAGCGCATACGTCAACCGTGACTTCCTTGGTGCACGCCTTGAACCTGCGGACATCCAATCCCTGCTGCAGCTTTACACCGCTGGCACCATCACGCAAGAGACGCTGCTTACCGAGCTGGCGGAGGGTGAAGTACTGGGCGACGACTTTAACGTAGATGCAGAGCTTGAGGCTACGGCCAATGCGGGACTTGATCTACCGCGTGCTTGATTGGATCACTGATCGGCTCGTTGACATCATGATCATGATCGAACCCAAGCGACCGCGAAAGCAAGAGCTGGATTATCACGTATCACTGCTGCCGCCTGAGATCCTTGCCATCGTCCGCGTTACTTGGTACAAAGACGGCAAGGCGCATGAGGTCGATCAGGTCACATTGATGGAAGATGGCGATAATGGGTTCGAGGCATTTCAATCATTGGTTGGCAGTGCATTGCGCCAAGGCGCTAATGTCAGCATCCGCAGCGGATACAGCCCAGAGGATCTTGGTATCTACCAATGAGCGACGTACCTGAGGCGCTATTTCGTAATGCCATTGATCTGAACCGCTACAGCAATAGCGTTGCACGACGGCTGATCAATGCCTACAACGACATCATCATTGATGCAGTCAATCAGCTACGCAGCATTGATGAGCTAGCAGCACCGGTCAAGGCGGCTAGGCTGCGTGCGATCTTGGCGCAACTCAAGGACAGCCTTGCTACATGGGCAGGCGACAGCACTGAGATCACAGCAACTGAACTGCAAGGCATTGCAGAATTGCAATCGGAGTTTGTCACCGAGCAGCTACGGCTTGCACTGCCAGCCGGTCAGCGCAGCATTGTTAACACCGTTGAGATCAGCCCGCAATTTGCGCAGTCGGTGGTCACCACTGATCCAACGCAGATCAATGTGGTGGCATTGAGCGATGATCTGTTTGCTGCAGTGCAGGGCGCACCGCAAACGTTCAGCCTGACCGCAGCACGTGGTGCCACGATCACGCTGCCCAATGGCGAAGTGGTCACCAAGGCATTCCGCGGCATTGCAGTGGATCAAGCTGAGCGGTTTTCGCAGGTGGTGCGGCAAGGCCTGCTGACCGGTGAGCCGACACCAGCCATTGCAAAACGCCTGATCGGAAACCTTGAGTTTGGTGAAACCGCCAAAACCGTCAAGCAGCTTGTAGCGGCAGGTGGCCAAGCAACAGCCGTTGCAAACAACCAAGTGTCTGCCTTGGTGCGCACTAGCATCAACCAAGTTGCCAATGCTGCTAGCCAGCAGGTCTATGAAGCAAACCAAGACATCACCAAGAAGTATCGGTATCTGGCAACACTGGATACCCGCACCAGCAGCATTTGCCGTGCATTGGATGGTCGAGAGTTTGAATACGGCAAAGGACCAATACCGCCGCAGCATTTCCAGTGCCGCAGCACCACAGTGCCAGTCCTTGACTTACCACCAAATGCACCGCCGCTGCCAGTAGGTAAGCGTGCAGCAGCAGGCGGCATGGTGCCAGGTAACACCACCTACGGCGAATGGTTGATCAAGCAAGACCTAGCAACACAAGCCAAGGCGTTAGGCGCAGAGAAGGCTAAGTACTTCCGAAAGTTATCAGAGAAGCATGGCGCCAAGGATGCAATAGCAAAGCTCGTGCGTGATGATGGCTCAGAGCTAACCTTGGAACAGCTACAAGCGCGATATGGAGCTGCCTAACACACTGCATCAACGCAATGGCCTGTTGATCAGCGATCCGGTTGAGGTGCTGATTGGCGAGGCGTGGATGCCAGCAGTTTTGTGCCAACGCGAAGATGGCAGCCACTATTGGGCAACAGCTAGCCTCAGTAAACTGCCTGTAGTTGAGGACTGGCGTTATGCCACTGAAGCGGGGCAAATCGCAGGCTGTGATATCAGCCAACATCAAAAGCGAGATGAAAAAGGGCAAACCACAAAAGCAAGCCGTAGCAATCGCGCTCGCAAAAGCCGGCAAGTCACGCAAGAAGAGGGCTAAGTAATGGCTAAGCCTGGTCTCTACGCCAACATCAACGCCAAGCGCAAGCGCATCAAGGCAGGTGCTAAAGAGCGCATGGCACGCAAAGGTGAAGCCGGCAGGCCAACTGCTGCTGCATTCAAGGCTGCTGCTAAGACGGCGAAGAAGAAGTGATCACATACCGCGGCGAGCAATTTGAGGGTTACAACAAACCCAAGCGGACGCCAAAGCATCCGAACAAATCCCATGCGGTGCTCGCCAAGGAAGGTGACAAAGTGAAGCTGATTCGTTTCGGCCAGCAAGGCGTAAGCGGCAGCCCATCCAAGCCCGATGAGTCAAAAGCAGCAAAGGCACGCCGCGAATCGTTCAAAGCACGCCATGCGAAAAACATAGCCAAAGGCAAAATGTCTGCGGCTTATTGGGCCGACAAGGAGAAGTGGTAGCCTTGGATTGCACTTAAGCCTGCGGCTTATCCATGTCTGAAGAGCAACAAGCCCCAGAGTCTGCGACTACTGAGGGCGGCAATACCGAAGCACTGCAGCGCAGTGTTGAGGCACTTGAACGCAAGAATCAAGAGCTGATCGCTGAACTGCGAGCAGCGAAGAAGTCCAAGGCGCCGGATGGTGTCAATGTTGAAGAGCTACTTGAGTTCAAGCGCAACTACGAACAGCAGCAGCTTGAATCACAAGGCAAGTACACCGAAGCCAGGCAGGCTTTGGAGCAGCAGTTCCGTGAGGCGACGGCGCAGAAGGACCAGCGCATCACAGAACTTGAATCACGCGTCCGCGAGCTGGAGCTTGTCACACCAGCAGTGACGGCATTGGCTGAGATCGTCCACGACCCAGACATGGTGCTTAAGACGAAGCTCAAGCCTGAATCAATCGAACGTGAAGCTGATGGCACCGTCGTGGTGGTGGATGGCTACCAGCGCACGCCCGTGCAGGAATGGGCGAAGACGCTACCGGCATGGATGCAGAAGCAACCCAAGCCGCAAGGCAGTGGTGCACCGACTGGTGGTGCCAGCAGCAGCGTGCCAGCCGGCATGACCAATCCATTCAACCGCGATACTTTTAACCTCACCGAACAGGCACGGCTGTACAAAACCGATCGTGATCTATACGAGCGGATGAAAGCCAACGCAAACCGTTAGTATTTACGTGTCTGCTCGTGATGGCTGCGCCGCATTGAGCCTAGGGCTGCGCCCACATCTGTAATCCATTCCTGGTGATCCATCATGGCGACTCTTCGCTCTGACATCATCATCCCTGAAGTATTTACGCCTTACGTCATTGAGGCCACCACCCAGCGCGATGCCTTCCTGGCTAGCGGTGTGGTGCAGCCCATGGCGGAGCTGAATGCGTCAGAGGGTGGCGACTTCATTAATGTGCCATTTTTCAAGGCAAACCTCTCTGGTGACTTCGAGGTGCTGACCGATAGCACCAGCCTGACCCCTGGCAAGATCGAAGCCGCCAAGCAAACCGGTGTGATCCTGCACCGCGGTCGCGCATTTGAAGTGCGTGATCTCGCTGCTATGGCATCCGGCGCTGACCCGATGGCTGCTATCGCTAGCAAGGTGGCCGACTATGTGGCCAACCAACGCCAGAAGGATCTGCTGAAGTGCCTTGAAGGCGTGTTCGGCAGCCTGACTGCCAACGATTCCAACTCGGCATTCTTCCCGCTTGCGGTTGATTCCGAGGCTGGCGACACCCGCGCCATCCTGTCCCCTCGTACCGTCAGCAAGGCACGCGCCAAGCTGGGTGATCAAGGCGACAAGCTGACTGCCGTTGCAATGCACAGCGATGTGTATTTCGACCTGGTAGAACGCAAAGCGATTGATTACGTGTCGGCTAGCGACGCTCGCGCTACTGCTGATACCGCAATGCCTGATGCCTTTGGCGGCAGCATCGCTGCAGCCTATGGAAACCCCACAGTGCCGACCTACATGGGTCTGCGTGTGATCGTCAGTGATGATGTCGCACCTACCAGCACCGACTATCCCATCTACTTCTTCACCCAAGGCGCTATTGCCAGCGGTGAACAGATGGCGATGCGCACTGAAACCGACCGTGACATCCTCGCCAAGAGCGATGCCATGTCGATCGACCTGCACTACACCTACCACCCGGTCGGTGCACGTTGGGCGGTGACCACCACCAACCCAACCCAAGCGCAGCTTGCCACTGTTGGCAACTGGACGAAGGTGTTTGAAACCAAGAACATTGGTATCGTGCGTGCCACTGTCACTTCTAACTACTGAGGTAACTAACCATGGCGCAACCTTCCCAGTTTGAACTGAGCACCGAGCAGTATCTGACTGCTACCTATTACGGTGCATCGTCCATTGCTGATGTGCAGTTCTGGACTGCTCCGGTTAAGTGCACCGTCGTGGGTATCCGCGAAGTGCACGCCGTAGCTGGCGATGACGCAGGTGCTGTTACCGGCACCATTCGTCGTTGCCAAGGCACTGAAGCCGCTACTGCTGGTGATGACCTGCTCGGTAGCACCAAGATCAACCTGAAAGGCACTGCTCTCACCGAGCAAGCCCCTGCGTTGACTGACACCACCGCCAACCTCACCCTTGAGGCTGGCAACCGCCTCAGCCTTGATGTGACCGGTACCACCACCAACCTGGCTGGTGTGATCGTCACCGTGCTGCTGAAGCGTGCCTGATGGGCATGTACGCCTTTCGGCGACTGCGTGAACGGGAGGCTGCTTCTACGGAGGCAGCCTCTATTTCTATGGCAGAGCCTACACTGACACCAGAGGTACAAACCGATGGCAATAACAATCGACGCCACAGTGGGCGGCGCAAACGCCAACAGCTATCTGACGCTGGCGGATGCGCAGGCGATCATTGATGGTTTGGTTGAGGATGATGATGTTACCGCATGGGCATCAGCAACCACCGATCAAAAGAACCGTGCGCTCTATACCGCAACGCAACGGTTGGACCGCGAACGCTACCTAGGTGCACGCGCAACTGATACGCAGGCATTGCAGTGGCCGCGTACTGGTGTGCGCAAGCCTGATACCTACATCAATACCTATGCGGTTGGCTTCCCGTTTCGGATCACAACCGACTACTACACCGACACTGAGATCCCAACGCAGATCAAGCAAGCGCAAGCTGTGCTTGCGGTGTACCTCAACAACAACAAGGACGGGCTAGGACTGAACGGGCTTGAGGATTACAACAGCATCACGATCGGACCGATCAGCGTTAGCGTCAACCAAAACAGCCCGCAGTCTGGTGTTGACAAGGTGCCGCCGTTGATGGAGCGATACCTAACCGGGCTTAGAATCAGTGGACCAGGCAACATTGCAATCCGACGGTCATGAGCATCTTCCTTGGTGGTGGCGACGCAGTACCGCGCGAAGGTCTTGAGATCCCGCTGCATGACTACATCAGCAACACCTACGACGGCAGCGGCAACCTGACTACTGTTGAGTACTACCGCGGCGGATCAGGCGGCAAGCTGGTGGCGACGCTCACCATGACCTACGACGCCAACGACAACCTGCTGACCGTTACCAAGAGCTGAGTCATGACACGGATCGACGTTGCTAAAGGCACCATCCTGCAGGGCGTCGATCTGCTGCAGCTTTGGGGCAACAACCGCTTGATGATTGGGCTTGATGGGCAGTTCCGCCTAGCACCGGTCATTGATACGGTAACGCTTGAGTTCATGGCAGCAGAAGACAACGATCTACTGCTGTATGAAGACAACGACAAGATCAAGCTGGAAGGTGCCGCATGACGCTTGCAAATCCGCTGCGTAAGGTAGCCAGCAAGCTGATGGCTAAGTTTGGCGGTACGGTCACCATCCGCCGCGTAACACCCGGCAGCTACAACACCAGCACTGGCGCAATCGTTGAAACCACAGCCGACACGATCGTGCCTGGTGTACTGGAGAACGTGAACCTACGCGAGGTGAACGAGCTAGTGCAAGCTGGCGACAAGAAGCTAACGATCGCGGCGGCGGATGCGACCAATGCACCAACGACTGCAGATCGTGTGGTGATCAGCGGCATCAGCCATCAGGTAATCAGCGTAGAAACCATTGAGCAGGACAACACCGCAATCACTTACGCGTTGATCTTGAGGGCTTGATCATGGCACGCCGCATTGAGCTATCGCAGTTTGGGCAATACGCAGAGCAGAAATACGAACGCCTGCTGCGTGAGGTGGTATTTCAAACTGATGTGCTGCTGAAGCAAGGCAGCCCGGTTGATACCGGCAGGCTGCGGTTGGCATGGTCAATCAGCGAGCAGGGCACACCTGGCTACGATCCAGGACCGCAAAGCAGCGTGCCTGCAATCCAACCACCGCGCAGGCTTGACTACCAAGTGGAACGCGCCGGTAACGTTTACCACATCCACAACAACTTGCCATACACCGAGCCGGTGATCTATGGCACCAACTTGCCAGAGTCATGGGGTGGCCGCTGGCGGTCAAAGAACAATCAAATCGAAAAGGGCTATCCGGATGTGATCGCTCGTGAAATGACCAACTGGGCGCGGCAACGTGCTGATCAGCTCGGGAGGGAAGACTGATGGCTGCGCTGAATCTCAATACTGTACGAGCCACGATCGAAGGCAGGCTTGCAACAGAGCTGGCATTGTCACCTGCCATCCCGGTCGTGTTCCATAACATGCCGTACACGCCAACACCAAACAGCTCATGGGTGCAGTGCTTGGTCAGCTTCGGCAATAACAACTACCTCACGATGGGCGGCACTACCGGCAGCAGCAACAGCGTGATCGGTTTGGTGTTGGTTAACATCTTCACCGCTAAAGGCGCAGGGCCTGGCGCTAATTACACGATCGGCAAACGCATCCGTGACCTTTACAATAGGGTAGTAATCAGCGGTGTTCATTTTGACCCGCCTACTGGCCCAGAGGTGGTGGCTGCGCCAGCTCCTGAGGGTTACTTCCAAACTCAGGTCAGAATGACCTTTGAAACCTTCGAGGATCTCTAGCCATGGCTTTTTACCGAGGGCAGCAAGGCAGCGTCAAGTTTGATGATGCTGGTTCCACTGCAGCAACAATCGCCAGCACTCGTGCGTGGTCGTTGACTGTTGAGAAGGAATCACTCGATACCACCGCACTGGGTGATACCTACCGTGGTAATGTCGGCGGCTTGATCAGCGGCTCTGGCACCTGCGAGCTGATGTACACCGCCAGCAGCGCCGATGAAACTAATGTGTTCATCGAATACGTCAACACCGCCAATGATGCCGGTGCTGCGTTGTTTGAGCTGTACCTTGATACAAGCGGCACCAAGAAAATTAGCTTTGATGGTGTCGTAACCTCTGCCGAATACTCTGCCACCGTTGGCGAAATCGAAGTGATCACGGTCAGCTTCGTGACCAACGGCGCCATCACTATGGACATCTGATCATGGCTTTTTATCGCGGGCAACAAGGCACTGTCTTCTTTGATAAGGCAGGCAGCGGCGGCGTATCTGAGATCGCTGCTGTGCGGTCGTGGAGCATGACCGTTGAGAAGGAGTCGCTGGACACTACTGCCCATGGCGGCACCTATCGCGCCAACGTAGGTGGACTGATCAGCGGCAGCGGCACCATCGAGTTGATGTATGACGCGCCGGGATCTGGCGACAAGCTGGACCTGATCAAAGACGTCAACCAAGCAACCGACGAAGCTGATGCCTTTGTTGAGTTGTACCTTGATGAAACCGGCGGCAAAAAGATCACAGGTAATGTGGTCGTGACTAGCACTGAATACAGTGCTACCGTTGGCGAGATCGAGATTGTTACAGTCTCGTTCGTGACGTCCGGAACACTCACGCTTTCCATCTGATGCCTGCTGCAAATCAGCGCCCGGTTGATCTACTCACGGGCGCTTTTGATCTCAACCAACGCCGCAAGTTTGAAGTCACCAAAGACGACGGCACTGTGGTGATGGATCTGTACTTCAAACCCGTAACCCGCGCTGATCGCAAGAAGGCGATGGTGCTTGCTGGTGGTGACGAGGCGCTCGACATCAGCACGCAGGTGCTGTGCCAGGTGGCAGAGCTTGAGGACGGCACCAAGGCGTTTGCACCGGCTGATGCAGCCAAGCTGCAACGTGAGCTGCCTGAACGTGTGCTGAACGAGCTTGAGCTGTTCTTGTTTGGCCTTGGCGGTGAACCTAGCCTCGAGGAAGCAAAAAAAGCCTAGAGGAAGACTCATGGTTGTTCTTTGAGTTCTTCCTTGCCACGGAACTTGGCATGACAGTCAGCCGGTTACGCACTGAGCTGACTGATGCTGAGTTTGTTCACTTTGCTGCCTACTATGAAGTGAAAGGCAAGCGCGAGAAGGAAGCAATGGATCGCGCTAAGTCACGGCGGTAGACTGGTTGCATAGGGAGGTGCTGCCGTGGCTGTTGCTGTTGTTGACGTACAGGTAAACAGTCAGTCTGCTGTGCGCAACTTGCAGCAGATCAACGGCGCGTCAAAAACAGCAACAGCAGGCATCAACGCATTGCGCGGCGCCGTCGCAAGCCTTGGTGTTGCATTATCTGCAGCGGCTGCAATACGGTTTGTTGTTGTCAAGACCGCAGAGCTTGAAACACAAACCCGCAGTATTCAAACACTGACGGGCAGCGTTGATAAGGCAAAGCAGATCATCTCTGAACTGCAGGCGATCGGTGCGGTAACGCCATTTACCAGTACAGAGCTGATTGAAACTGCCAAGCGGTTGACGGCGTTTGGCGTCAGCGCTGAAAAGGTGGTTGAAACCACCAGGCGACTGGGTGACGTAGCCGGCGCCACTGGCGCCAACCTTGGCGAGTTGTCGCTTGCCTACGGTCAAGTCATCGCTAAGGGCAGGCTGCAAGGCGAAGAGCTGCTGCAGTTCCAAGAGCGTGGCGTTGCGCTGCAGGATGAGCTGCGCAAGATGTATGGACTCACCGGCGAGGAGTTCAGTAAGGCACTGAGCAAGGGTCGCATCAGCGCAGAAGCTGTTGAGGTTGCCATCGTTCGCCTAACAGAAAAGGGCGGCAAATACGCCAATGGCGCCATCGCTCAAAGCGACACGCTGGCAGGCAAGTTCAGCACCTTGACGGATGGGGTTGAGACTATTGCTCGCGTGATTGGCACGAGCCTAACGCCTGCAATTAAATCGGTCTTGAATGAGGCGATATTTGCAATCAATACGATCAATAACTTGTTGAACACTGGCGCACGAGCCAAAGCATTTGGCTTGAACCAAAGTCAACGCCAGCAAATACTGCGCCAAGCGGAACGCGAAGCGGAAGACATAGTTAATCGACGTAGAATACGAGATCCATTTGAGCGCAATCGTCAATTTCAAGAACTGAAGGCGCAACGCGAGAGAGATCTGATAGAAGCATTTGGCTTGCGTACCGGCCAAGTAAAGCCAACTGTAACTGCGCCCGCTGCAACGACCAAACCACCGGCGCTGCTTGCTGAGGAGGATAAAGGCGCAGCAGCAAAAGCAAAGCGCGAGGAAGAAAAGCGCAAGCGTGAAGCAGAGCGCGCGGCGCAGCAGATTGCGTTAAGCAGTCGCTCGCTTGGTGTTGCGCAGCAAGAGTTCATTATTCAACAACGGCTACTGACTGCACGCAAGAACAACAACAAACAACTGGTACTAGCACGCGAGGCGCAGAAGGATCTACTAGCAATCAGCGCACAAGGTACTGAGATCCTTGCCAATAAAGATCTGCCAGCGCAAGCAAAAGCAAACCAGATCGCTGAGTTGCGCTACAAGGCAAAAGAGCGTGCATTGCGTCTTGATGAAGACCTGTTCAAGCTGCAAGAGGAGCAAGCAAAAAAAGACCAAGAGCTAATCAAAGCAGGGCAAGACAAGCTGCAAACATTGATGGATGAAGAAGCGTTGCTGCGTGCCAAGCTGAATGGCAACGAAGCTGAAGTGATCCTGCAGCAGCAGTTGCGCGACCTGATGAAGGACACCAAAGGCCTATCAGAAGCTGATGTCAAAGCCAAGCTGCAAGGCATTGAAGCACTGAAGAAGCAGATCGCTGCTGCTGACCAGATGAAGCAGCTCTACACCGACATCGGCAGCACCATTAAGGATGGCGTTGTTGATGCCATCCAAGGCGCTATTGATGGCACCAAGAGCCTCGGTGATGTCGCCTCGCAAGTGTTGCGCAGCATCTCAGCCAAGCTGATTGATGTTGCCGTCAACCTTGCGCTATTCGGCAGCATGACCGGATCCGGTACTGGCGGCGGACTGCTCGGCATGGTTGGTCTTGGCGGCAAGCGTGCCATGGGCGGTAGCGTCTCTAGCGGTCGCAGCTACCTCGTCGGCGAACGTGGTCCGGAGCTGTTCACGCCAGGACGCAGCGGCGGCATTGCGCCATCCGGTACCTTTGGCGCCACCAACGTGGTAGTCAACGTGGACGCCAGCGGCAGCAGCGTGCAAGGTGATGCAGGATCTGGCGCTGCATTGGGCCGCGTGATTGCAGCCGCTGTGCAGTCAGAATTGGTGAAACAAAAGCGACCCGGAGGCATCCTTGCGTAATGGCAACATTTCCTGCGATCACACCAACATATGGCGCACAAAAGGGCAGCGCACCACGCGTGCGTGTTGTGCAGTTTGGTGATGGCTATCAGCACCGGTTGACCGTTGGATTGAATCAAAACCCAAAGATATGGACGCTGACGTTTAACGTTTCCGAGACTGATGCCGATACGATTGAAGCCTTCCTAGATGCACGCGCTGCAGATAGCGATAGCTTCGACTGGACACCACCGGGCGAGGCAAGCAGTTACAAGTGGGTGTGCTATGAGTGGAGCAAGTCCATACCGTACAACAATCGCGCTACGGTCAGTGCAACATTCGTGCAGGTATTTGAACCATAATGGCAGTCCCATTTGCGGCACTACAAGAGATCAACCCTGGCGCACTCATTGAGCTGTTTGAGCTAGAGCTTAATGTTGCGCAGCATGGCGTAGCGGATGTGTACCGCTTCCATGCAGGAATCAGCCTGCAAACTGGCGGTGCCTTGCAGGCTGAGAACAGCACGCTGTTGCTGTACGAAAACGGCGACACCATCTCACAGGAAACCGGCGGGCTGGTGTGGAACGGCAACACCTACTCGTGGTTTCCTGTTCAAGCTGAAGGCTTTGAGATGAGCGGCAATGGCACGCTGCCGCGTCCAACGCTCACGATGAGTAACCTGCTCGGCACGATCACTGGGTTGATCCTTAGTCTGCCGCGTGGCATTGAAGGCGCCAAGGTCACGCGCATCCGCACACTGGCGCGGTACATCGACGCCGATAACTTCCCTGGTGGAGTCAGCCCATACAGCCCAGATCCTACGGCTGAGTTTCCGCGTCAGGTGTTCTACATTGACCGCACTGCACTCGAGAATCGTGATGTCGTGCAATTTGAGCTTGCATCAGTCTTCGACCTAAGTGGTGTGCGCGCACCGAAGCGTGAATGCGTCAGCACCTACTGTCCTTGGGTGTACCGCGATCCTGAAACCTGCCAGTACAACGGCACGCAGTACTTTGACGTTGACGACAATCCAGTGACAACACTTGCCGAAGATGTATGCGGCAAGCGACTGAGCAGTTGCGAGCGCAGGTTTGGTCAGATCACGAGGATCGGCAGTATCACCAGCGGCAGCAATCAGCTTGTACTGGTTGACGGCACATCAGTTGCAGCAGGGCTGCCGGTCAAAGGCTTTGGCATACCATCTGGTACGACAGTATCCAGCATCAGCGGCAATACCGTAACGATGAGCGATAGTGCCACCGCTTCAAGCAGTGCTGTAAAGCTCGCAACCCTAAACACCAGCAGGACAGCGCTCACGGTGGCATCAGCGGCGGACTTGGCTGTTGGCATGATTGTGACCGGATCAAACATCCAAACCGGCACGACCATTGCGGAGATCAGCGGCACGACGGTAACGCTCAGTCAGCCTGTGCCATGGTTGAACATCGCAACCTTAATCACTACCAAGTCAAACTCCTATCTAAAGGTACAAGAGTTTGGTTTCGCAGCCAATCCACGTGATCTAGATCCAACCAGCAGAATGCTCGTGGTGCCAGATAGAACAGATATCGTATCCGGGTTGTATGTTATTGGCCCTACCATCACCGAGGCAGATGCAGCTAGGGTTGGTAGCATCATTAGCAACAGCAGCGGGTTGAAGCGTATCTATATTTCATTTGAAGGTAAAGTCAACGGCAGCGAAGGCACTTACAGCTTCTATGAAGTGCAGTCGCAGCCAAGCACCTTGTATACGTTCACAACACCAGATCGAAACTACGTCTTCCGTACTGACGGCATCTTGAACTTTGGAGGCTTCCCTGGTGTCAGCACTTACCTGGCGTGATGCTGCAATGCAGCACGCAAAACAGCAAGATCCCAACGAGTCATGCGGGCTGCTGGTAAAGCTTGCGCCAGATGCCGTGATCTATTGGCCATGCCGCAACATGGCAAACAGTGGCGAGGAGTTTGCCATGGATCCACTGGACTACGCAGCAGCAGAGGATTCAGGCACCGTACTGGCGATTATCCACAGCCATCCGGGCGGCAGTATCGAGCCATCTAGACTGGACATTAGAGGGATACAACTCAGCGGATTGAGCTGGTTTATCATTGATCCACGCACCGAGCAATGGTCCGATGAATACCATCCGAGTGTATGGGCAGCTAGCTAAGTGCATCGGCCAACGGGTGTTCAAGGCAGCAATCAATACACCAGTAGAGGCGTTTCGATTCCTAGCGGCAAACTACCCGCAAGTGAAGCAGCACATCTTGAACCAGTGGTATGCAATCTATATCGGTGACTACAGGCTGACCGGCTATGAGCAACTGAATGATCCGCTCGGTGCGCAAGAGCTGCGCATTGTGCCGGTGTTTTCGGGTGAGATTGCTAGAACGCAAGAGGATATTGATCGTCGCAATCAAAAGCGAGCAAGCAGCAGCAGCAGCAACCTGATAACTGGCGGCTTGGTTGCGCTTGGCGGCGCCATACTTGGCACCATCATTGGCGGTGACATCGGGCGGATCATCACCCTCGGCGCTGTTGGCGCAGGTCTTGCCTACGCATCATCTGCGCTTACGCAGCCAGCACCGCAAGTAGGTGTTGCTGCATCACCACTGCCGATTGCGCAATCCAAAGATCCACGCGCTAACTTCAGCTTCAACGGTGTGCAGAATACGGCGCGTGCTGGTGTGCCCGTTCCAGTGGTCTACGGTGAAATAATTACCGGATCGGTAGTAATCAGCTCCGGACTCGATACAGTGCAGGTAAAAGGCTGATGGCGCTGCAATCCACGCAATACACGCAGATTATCGACCTGATCAGCGAAGGTGAAATTGAAGGCTTGGTGGATGGCGAGCAGTCCATCTTTTTCGACAACACACCATTGCGTGACAGCAGCGGACGACGCAACTTTCAAAATGTCACAATCGACGCGACTGCAGTAGGCACCAAAGATCAAGCACCGATTAAGTTCGGCGATCAGTCGATTGATGAAGAGCGAACGGTTGGCGCAACCGTCGAAAAGGACAATCCAGTCATTCGCACGATCACGGATAACAACGTTGACGCAGTGCGCGTCACATTACGTTTCCCGGTGCTGTTCTCCAGCAATGGCAGCAAAGGCGCCAAGGTGCGTGTGCAAATTGCACGGCGTTACAGCGGTGGATCGTACGAGACAATCATTGATGACACGATCAATGGCAAGACGCTAGATCCCTACAACCGCGATTATCAAATCGAGATTGATGGCGCATTTCCGGTTGACATCAAGGTGGCGCGAGTCACTGCAGATTCAACCAAAGCATCACTGCGCAATCGCTTTGAGTGGTCGTCATACACCAAGATCATCTACGGCAGGCTGCGCTATCCCAATGCAGCATTGGTTGGCATCAGGCTAGACGCAAGGCAGATCGGTAACATCCCATCACGCAGCTATCGCGTGCGTGGCATCAAGATTGCAATACCAGACAATGCCACCGTCAACCAATACACTGGTGCGCTGTCTTACAGCGGCGCATGGGGCGGTAATTTCAAGGCCACCAAGGAATGGTGCAGCGATCCGGCATGGATCCTATGGGACCTGCTGACATCATCGCGCTATGGGTTTGGTGATCACATCCAACCAGCGCAGCTTGATAAGTGGTCATTCTTCAGCGCCAGCCAATATTGCGGTGCCACAGTACCCGATGGCTTTGGCGGGCAAGAGCCGCGCTTCTCTTGCAATGTCAACATCCAGTCATCCGAGGATGCCTACAAGCTAGTTAATGATCTGTGCTCGGTGTTTCGTGCCATGCCCTTTTGGTCGGAGGGCTCGCTAAGTATTGCGCAAGATGCACCGGATTCAATCGCGCATTTATTCACACTGGCGAATATCACCGAGGATGGCTTTGCCTATCAAAACAGCAACCTAAAAGGACGGCCAACTGTTGCTGTCGTCTCTTATTTCAACATGGAGACACGCGACATTGCGCAGGAGGTCGTCGAGGATCTAGATGGCATTCAGCGCTATGGCGTGCAGAAGGCTGAAATCCAAGCCTTTGCCTGCACCAGTCGCGGGCAAGCGCATCGCCTTGGTGAATGGTTGCTGTACTCCAACCGCTACGAGACGCAGGTGGTGTCATTTACGGTATCGCTTGATGCTGGCGTGATCGTGCAGCCTGGGCAGATCATTGAGATCGCAGATCCAACCCGCAGCCAGCAGCGCCGCGGTGGTCGCATTGCATCCGCCACCACCACTGCGATCACCGTTGATGATGCCGGTGATCTTGCGCTTGGCACTAGCCCAACGCTATCTGTAATCCTGTCTGATGGCACGGTTGAATCAAAAACCGTTAGCAGCATCGTTGGCAATGTAATCACGGTCAGCAGCGCATACAGCAGCGCACCAAATGCAAACAGCATCTGGGTGTATCAAACCGCAGACCTAGAGGCATCCACTTGGCGTGTGGTCAGCATTGCCGAGCAGGATGAGGCTCTCTATACGATCAGCGCAGTTGCCTACAACAGCAGCAAGTACGACTACATCGAGCGTGACGTACCGCTGCAGCAGCGTGACATCACAAACCTGAACATTGTCTACGAAGCGCCAACATACGTTGAAGCAACGGAGCGCATCTTTGCAAGCAATGGCATTGTGCTAGCGCAGATTGATGTGTCATGGCCAGCGGTGGATGGCGTTGACGTTTACCGCGTCCGCTGGCGGATTGATGATGGCAACTGGACAGAAGTCGATCAACAGACACTTGCCTACGGCATTGATGTTGCGCTTGCTGGCACCTATGACATTGAGGTGTACAGCGTCAACCCTGACAACCTAAGGCTGTCGCCAACTGCTGCTACAACGCAAATCGAAGCAGTCGGTAAGACCGCTGCACCTGCAACACCAACAGGGCTCAGCTTGGTCGCCATTGATCAAGCCAGTGCAGTCATTAGCTGGAACCGCAGCACTGAGCTAGACGTAATCCTTAATGGCAAGGTGCTCATCAGGCACCAAGCAACGCTATCAGGTGCAGTCTGGGAAAACGCGCAAGAGATCGTTGCCGCTGCTGCTGGCGGTCAAACGCAGAAGCAGGTGCCATTGCTGGAGGGCACCTACCTAATCAAGTTTGAAGATGACACCGGCAACCGCTCTACCGCAGCAGCATCAATCATTGTTGACCTACCAGAACCGTTGCCACGGTTGGCGGTGCAAACCATCACGCATCCGCCATTCACTGGATCATTTGATAACACCTACTACGATCCTGCGCTAAATGGTGTCTCACTGACCAATGACATATGGGTTGATGACATGGCGCAAGATGGTAACTGGGATGGGTTGGAGTCGATTGATAACGTCGGCGGTTCAGTTGAGACTGGCAGCTATCTGCTGAATCCAACCGCATTGGATCTATCGCAGGTGTATGACATCAACCTGCGGCGGACACTAACGGTCAGCAGCTACATCCCTGGTGCATTGTGGGATACCAAGGACGCATTGATCGACACATGGAGCACGATCGACGATCTAGGCGACCGCGTTAATGCTGCGATGGAGGTGCGCACAACCACGGATGATCCCACAGGCGACCCAGACTGGAGCGATTGGCGCGACTTCGCTAATGCCACAGTGCGCGGCAGGGCATTTCAGTTCCGCGTGGTTGCTAGCACTACGGATGAAACACAGACGCCAGTGATCACCAATGCCGCGGTAACGGTTGAAATGCAGCAACGCACTGAGCAGTCTGATGTTCACGACACTGAAGTGGTCGCCGGATCGTTCGTCATCGGCCATGACTACACCATCGTCACCGTTGGTACGACTGACTTCACATTGATCGGCGCGGCAAACAACAACGTCGGCACCAAGTTCACCGCAACTGGACCAGGCACTGGCACTGGCACCGCTGCTGGGCCATTTTTCATTGCCTTTGTAGATCCGTTCTACCAAGCGCCAACGATGGGTATCACGATCTTCAACGCAGAATCAGGCGATTACTTTACACTGGATACACTGACACGCACCGGCGTTGATCTTGTGATCCACGACAAGAACGACAAACCAGCCGTGCGAGACTTTCAGTACACCGCCGTGGGTTACGGCAAGGAGATCATCTGATGTCACAGCACACACCTGCAGTAGCTACTGAGAACAGCTTTGTCATCGGCAACCAAGCTGGCGCATCGTTCCGCAGTGATTTGAACGAAGCGCTGATGGCGCTTGCCACCAACAACAGCCTAGCTACTGCACCGGGTGTCACGGCTGACACCGATGCTTACGCCTACATGTGGTGGGTTGATACGGACGCACCGGCGACGTTGTACATGCGCAATGGCGCCAATGATGGCTGGGTGACGGTTGGCAATGCCACCTACCCATTTCTCGGGCTTGCGCCATCACATCTGTTCCGGTTGAATGCTGACCTGCCGCTGATTGGTAGCACCAGCGCGCAGAGCATCTTCGGCGTTGGCTGTAGTCTGCTGGCGAGCACTGTCTATGAGTTTGAGATGGTGGCGATGTTGAAGTGTGATCCAAATGCCACAAATGTAAGTGTCAGCATTGGCTTCGCTTGCAGCAACGCGCCTAATAACTTCCACTACCAATACATTGTGACATGGGACGAGGATCCAGGTAGCACTATCGGAGCGACGCCAGACGCAATGGGCTTCCTATCAACAACTGCAGCAACGCAATTAACAGTTAGCAACGTCCCCTACGACTACTTCAACATCCAAGCCAAAGGCACCATCTCCGTCAACTCTGCCACTACCTTCACGCCGCAGGTGACATTCAGTAGTCCAACGCCTGTATTCACCACCAATGCAGGCTCCTACATCAAGCTGCGGCCAATCGGTGCAGCAGGTGCAAATACCAATGTAGGCGGCTGGTCTTAAACTAAAGGCACGATACTGAACACCAATGGCTGACCGTAAGATTTCTGACCTGACAGCGCTTACGACGCCTGCATCAGGTGACTACCTGCCGATCGTTGATATCAGCGAGGCATCAGCCGCCAATAAAAACAAACGCATCACCATTGAAGAGCTGCTGCGTGGTGCGCCTGATGGCACGGCTGCGGCGCCTGGGATTGCGTTTGAGTCGGATCCAAACACCGGCATTTACAGCCCCGGCGCTGATGCGTTTGGCGTGGTGACTGCAGGCACCGAACGCCTGCGCATCACTTCAGACGGGAAAGTAGGCTTGGGGACTTCGAGTGCTGGAGATATTCTTCACGTCAAAGGCGGTAGCACCTATGCAGGTGTGATCGCCGATAACTCTGCTACTACTGGCGGCGGAGCATTCCGCGCTTATCGCAATGGTGTTCAGAAAGCGATCTTCTGTGCAGATAGTTGGGTCACCGGAACATCGTCTGACGACGCAGCAATTTACGCAGACGCAGGCGGCGGGATTAAGTTCTACACGAATAACTCTTCAACCGCTAAAGCTGTTCTTACTTCGGGAGGGTCGCTAGGGATTGGCACTACTTCACCTAGCGCAATCCTTGATGTAAAAGTTGCGTCAGACGCGAAGTTGCTTGTTCAAGATGGTAATACTACTGGCAACGTTAAGTTTAACGCTGTTAATAACGCCGTTTCCGCAAACGTTAATTTAGAAATCTCTGCTTCTAATACTCAGTTTTTTAATGGTGGCAGCGAACGCGCCCGCATCGACAGCTCCGGCAGGTTGTTAGTTGGCACGTCTAGTGCGCGCACCGTCATGTCGTATCAACCTCTTTTGCAGGTTGAGGGAACGGGTGCGGGTGCATTTCTTTCAGTTACAAACAAAAATAGTGCTGACGAATCTCCTGCCATTGTTCTTGCAAAAACAAGAAACGGTTCTATTGTTTCTAGTGGCGATACCGTAGGGGCTATTTATTTTGCGGCAGATGATGGCGTAGACATTAACCAGTCAGCCGCATGGATACTCGCCCAGGTAGACGGTACGCCTGGTAGTAACGACATGCCGGGCCGCTTAGTGTTCTCCGTTACTGCGGATGGGGCGTCATCACCAACCGAGGCGATGCGTATCAAGAATACGCGTGTAATCAATTTCTCTAACGCTCCCGTTTATGCTGATAACGCTGCTGCCAAAACTGGCGGCCTTGTCGACGGAGATGTGTACCGCACCTCCACTGGCGACCTGAAGATCGTTTACACCTGATGCCCGCATCCGTAAAATCGCCTGATCCAACGCTGCTTTGGTGTACTGGGTGCGAGCAAGCGCTTGCACCTGATTCCTTCTGGCCTGATTCAAATGCAGGTGAAGCGCGTACTGACATCAATGGGATTAAGCGCTCAACTCGCTGCAAGGTCTGCCGTAATCAGGAATACATCCGCATTGATCCACGGCGGAAGCTGCTTTACAACGCACGCAATCGAGCTAAGGATCGTGGTTTGGAATGTAACCTGACGGTAGAGGATATTGAGATCCCAGAAATATGCCCAGTTCTGGGTATCCCGATTTTTGCTTCCGTGGGTAAAGGTCGTGTCTCGATGAAGGACAACTGGAACGCACCAACGCTCGATCGCATTGATCCGGCAGGCGGCTACACGAAGGGCAATGTCAAGGTCATTTCAGCTCGTGCCAACTTCCTCAAGAATGACGCAAGCCTAGAAGAGGTGGAAGCGATCTACCTCTACATGAAAGCTAACCTCAGCCAGGGCCAGTAACCCTACTCAAAAGTCTGTCTGGCTCAACTGTCTGGAATTTCCGGATAGTTGGGCTTGATTTGCGTGGTAGTGTGGTAGGGCAGCGGTGCGTCAACACCCTGCCCTTGGCCACGATCCCCTGGAGACCATGACCACAAAATGGTACTGCGTTACGCCCCACACGCCTTGGGCTAAAGACGGAAAGGTCTTTCTGTCCAACGACGAAGACAGTTTTTACACACAAGAGTTCCAGAGCCGCGAAGAGCTGGAAATCTTTATTGAGAAGCTACGAGCCGTAGCTGATGAAGCTTGGCCAAATTGAGTAACCATTACCACTAATCACCCATGACAAACGAAGACTATTCCAAGGTGCCACCGCCGCACCTGCTCAAAAAGTTCTCCGAGCAAGCCAGAGAGGACAGTCAAAAGCGTGGACGCCCCGGCTACTGCAAGACGTTTGCCAAGCTTTGTATTGACTGGGCACTGAACTCCAAATCATCTCCTAATAATCTCCAAATTAGGAGTTCCGTCATCACCCCACCGTCAGAGCTGGTGCAGCAGTGGCGTAGTGAGTGGATACACAACGCACCAGGCGATCTTGATGAACTTGGCTTTCTTGCTCAGCGCGCCGCCCAATGGGGCGCAGACCAGGAGCTGGAGGCGTGCTGTGAGTGGCTGAAAGCCAAGCACTGGATTGAGCCTGAGTTTTCTGATGAACTACGCGCTGCCCGCCGCCCCAAGCCGCCGAGCTTGAAGGAGCAGGCTCTTGCTGCCCTAAATGATGCCGATATCGGTCCTGGAGCAGGCTTGAACGCAGTTGAAGTTTGCATTATTCGTCGCGCACTGGAGCAGCTCGATGACTGACGAGGAACGCAACTACACAAAGCTGCAACGCATGATTGGAGACGCTTTGGATTACCCACCTGGCCATCCAAAAGTTGATGCAACACTCGAAGCCGTCGCTGAATGGTTTGAATTGCTTTTAGAAAACATGGGAATTCAGCCAACTGCGATCCCAGCGCTTGTGCGCTGGCAGTACTGGCACTCAAGAATCACTCAGGAAATGGAGGAAGATGATGACTGAACACAACCTTCCCGATAAAGACGACGCTCCTTGGCTCGACTGTATGGATGGGTTTAAGCAGGTCCACAAGCCACGTTCCATCTACAAGCCTTGGCTGCGGAACCTGTACGTCAGGCGGCTTTTCATTCTTTTCGGTGTGCCAGTTGCGCTACCTGCAATGCTGATGTTTGCAACCATCAGAAGCGTTCGGTACTGGCTACCTGAGCTTGTCAAAGCTTGGCAGCCCGAACCCTTTTAGTCGCTTCCAATACCATGCCTGTAGCAACATCACTACCTCCGACGGAAGAGCTGCATAAACTTTTTGAATATAAAAATGGAGATTTGTACTGGCGAATCACCAAAAGCGGCAAAGCCAAAGCCGGATCCAAAGTGGGTTGCGTCAATAGCGCCGGGTATTTAACTGTTGGAATTAATTACAAAAGGTATTTGGTTCATCGCATAATTTGGGTAATGCACGGCAACGAGCCAGCGGACCTTATAGACCACATCAATAACGACGCGCTAGACAATCGCATTGAAAACTTGCGCGCTGCTAGCCATGTGATAAACACTCGAAACGCTAAACTCCGAAAGGACAGCACTTCGGGTATCAAGGGCGTGAGTTGGCACAAACAAACACGTAAATGGGTCGGGCAACTGTGGCATGAACACAAGATTTATAAAGCCGGTTCGTTTGATGACAAAGACGAATGCGCGGCAGCAGTGCGAGTTCTTCGAGAATCTTTGCATGGCGAGTTTGCTTGCCACGGATAACATCGCCAGACCTTCTAACCACCTTCTCTAATCAAGCCGAGCAAACTCACCATGAAGCCTGCGTGCAGCCTCGCAATAGGCAGCGTAGGCTTCTTCTTTTGTATTGAATCGACCCAAGGCAATTCGTTTGCCATTTACTTGTATGCCTGTTTGCCATTTTTGACGTTCTTCCGACCAAGAGACACCTTTCAAACCCGAAGTGTTGTCGCTTCTAGTCTTTTGGTTACACTGATTTTGCCTAGATGTGGCCAAGCGTAAATTAGCAAGGCGATTGTTATGTGGGTCACCGTCAATGTGATCAACAAGCAAATCTGAGGGATCTTTCGCTGTTTGCATCAGCCATATAATCCTGTGCGCCATATATTTTCTTTTGTCAATAGTCACGCAGATTGCATGTTTTCCGTATGTTCCGGCTTCATCTGCCGGTTTTATCCAACGCGCTACAGACTTCTTCCAATAAAGCTTTCCTGTTTTGAGATCGTAAGACAAAAGCTCTTGAACGCGCTGCAGCGTCGGCAGCGGCTTAAACTTTGGCATCGGCCTATGCAGGTAGGGCGGTCATCCCCCGGGTGCGCTAACACGCCGGGGACACTACTCTACAAGTGTCAAGCCTTTTTCTCATGGCTACCACCTTTACTTGGGGCGTAGCGAATCTGGAGCGGGAGACCGCAGACGGTTTCGTTTTCGTCTGTCACTACACCATCGCCGCCAACGATGGCACGTATGCCAGTTCGGCGTATGGATCTATCGGATTCGAGCGCCCCGAGAACTTGATCCCCTACGCCGACCTGACCGAAGAGCTGGTGATCGGCTGGGTCAAGGAAGCTCTCGGTGGCGATGAGAAGGTTGCCGAGATCGAGGCGGCACTGCAAGCCCAGCTCGACGAACAGCACAGTCCGAGTAAGGCTGCTGGTGTGCCTTGGTAATAGGGTGGCAGGTGGCCGGTCCTCACGCGGTGCCGGCCTCACCGCAGCCTGCCGCTACGGTATCGCCTAGTTCTCGAAAAACTAGACCACCAGCATAGCAGCCATGGCAGTACGCAGCAAGACTGGCACCGCTCGCATTGAGCATCAACCCGGACCACCGAAGACCACCAGTCAAGGCATGGGTCAACACAGCAGACCACGCCGCCGCGGCAAGAAACCTCTGCGCGGACAGGGCCGCTAAGCTGGTTGCATGGTTGAAATCATCGCTGCTG